GCCCACTTTGTACGGATCGAGTGAGCGTCGACGTACTCGCCCGGTTTCAAACCTTGTTCGATTACTCGAATTTGGTTTTCATAACCGGCAGTCTCGCCTGAGGCACCAGAGGTCAGCTCTCTTCTCAAGAGCTCGGACCATCCTGCTTCACGTCTGATAATTCTAGACGCAGAGACCTGGGGTACCCGATATTCCCATCTTTGAAGCTCTGATTTCCAGCGCTTCTGGAAGAAAATATCGTTCATGGCGCTCGTGCCTACTAATAACGTCCCTGGTAAGGGGACAGAGGAACGAGGAAATGGGAGCCCACGTTCATTTTCAATTAAGAAAATGATGTTATGGACACTCTCATAACCAAACTTCTCGATTAGATTCATCGCGAAGTCAGCGTCAGTGACAAGACTGGCATGACCTGAACCGATGAACTTTCGGAGCCGGACGGGAGTGACTTCTGTTCCTTTAAAGAAGTCACCACCGCACGATTCTCGAAAGGGGCCATCGATATAGCTCTTGGACCTATTTACCAATAGGTTTTGGGATTCAAGAGCCCTTATTACCGTAGCGGCATATTTGCTGTCCACGATAATATCGTCGCCGTACACATAAACTACGGGATAGCGAACCCCGTGGTCTATGCTAATGGCTGCTGAAGCCAAAGCCCAAAAAGTAAGGGCTTCAACTGGGAAGCAACAAGCGCTGCCCATAGGGGCAAACTTGTTAAGCTTCACGATCTGGCCTGAAGGTAGCTCGGTCTCTTCTGACCGACAAGCTTCGAGTGCTATAACCCAATTGCTCGGAAATAAAGCCCGAACAAGAGCTAATGACACTCGATCGCTCGCTTCAGATAAATCTAACGTTGCAAGCTCGTTATTTATACTCGACGAGCAGGCTAACGCCCGATTTATAGTCTGATCGGTGAAATTAATCATCGATCTCGTCAGTTCGTGTGATTCAAGGGTCTCGAAAAGTAGTCTCATTAAGCCCTGCTGAATGTACATTAATTCGGCAGGTTCACATGAGATTACTCGGGGGCCCCTTGCATCCTTGGGTACGAGACAAACTCGCGCCCTCGGATGGACATCTGAATTTGCCATTTCCATTTTCTCAAGCTCATCAACAAGGTGAGTCGGAGAATAAAAGAAATGGTCCGAGTATGGGAACACTTGGTCCAGC